CACTTGAAAAATAATCTGAGAAATTCTTATCAATCATAGACTGGCCTATACTCTTATCAATAGTAAATGTAATATTAGATGAAATGAATTTAATTGTTCGCACAGACGATCCCTGTGCAAGGAGGAAGATATGATCATCTTCCAAAACGGTGTCCGTGTCAAATGAAAAGGTATACGACCCAGCGTTCTCAACATTTTGAGAAACGAGGTAATGTTTTTCTCCGAATCTATTTTGTATGTAGAAATCCCATGCAGAACCTACTTGTGCAGTATCGAAAGCCCATGTTATGGAGCCTTTTATCCTAAAGTGTGTCCATAAAACCGCTCCTAAAAACCAACGCCCATCTGTGAACGGATTAAATGCAGGCATGCCCACATATGCTTGATTTTGTGTGGTTATATTAGAATCCGGGTATGTACTGCCTAAGAAATTTATGCCGACTATTAAGAAATCCGCTCCCATCGCCGTAATTGCCGGTACATTAAACAGGAATTCATTACCAGTTTGAACTACTCTGTTTTTTACATAAAAATCACCCCGATTGAATTCGAATGTAGCTGGCGTTAAATGATCCGCTGTCTGATTTTGAAGCATCCCTTGATGAAATCTTGTACTCAATGTGGGGTTAGCAATCATATATCGCTCCCCATATTCAAAATACACATCCAGCCCATTAGCCACTGATTGCGCCGGGGTGTACATTTCTATAAAATAATTAAAGAACCCATCCCCGAAATCAAACGACCCATCAGTAGATGGTAAAAGTATTTTTACAAATTGACCCGTTCTTGTTTCGCCATTAACAACTGGATTGACTACGGATGCAACTATTTCGAAGTCTTTTGAATTCCCATATAAATTAGCAGTTCCCCCATCTGAATTATATCTTTTAAAGAATGTAATCCTATCCCCAGCCGTAAATGAATATCCTAACGGCGACCCTGGATTAGCCGCAACAAACACATTCAATGACTGTATGCTTATGTATGCATATTTAACTACTCCACTAAGTGATATTAAATCCTTATATGTACGATCACTGATCCATTGTTGGAAGCTGCTCTTTTTTAAATCTTTAGTTCTTACCCATTGATAATAATACGCCCAATCAGGAGGGACATGATAAATAGACGCAGTAAAAGATGGCTTATTTGCAAATCCACCACTTTCAGTATATGAAGCTGAGTTAACAGAAAATCCATTTGTATACACCACACCATTTGTACGCCCTTTTGCATCAAAATAAACAATCCCCCATCCATGTTTCCCTAACCAATCGTATGCATTTAATCCGGTTTGGGCCAGAACATTGTACGAATAATTAGAAGTTATGAACGTTCTAGCTAACGAAATATTTACTTTAGAAATTATCAAATCATTATTACCAGAACTTACAATTGTATACCCCTTAGAAATAGCATTGGCTCTCAACCCTGCTATTATTGCTGCTGAATCATCATTTGTATTTAAGGTATATGTTACTGTTGTCGCATCTGTCATGTACACTGTATAGGTATCCAACGAGAAAGATGGAGCAGAAATGATACATCTTACTACGATATGTATATTACCAGTACCGAAACCGCTATCTCCACTCTGATTAGCAACTAATGCACTGAATAAGTTGCCATAATAATATGGCCTCGCTGATGGTGATATGGAGCTTGTATTACCATTGAAAGTAAAGTTAGTCAAATTGGCGTACCCCTCTTTTATATTACCATATGATAATACATTCCCATTCAACAATGTTTGCGCGCCAGCGGTTTGAGGGACTAAATCAAATAACTGAATACTTTCTTCTAAATCAATATAATTATATGCTTTGTCATTATAGAATAAATAAGTGCCAAGATCATTATCCGATAAACCTTCAACTGATTTATCCAATGATGTTATCAAGAAAAAATCACTGAATGTAATCCCTAAACTCACAGCGGCCAGAAGCTCTATTTTCTTTACGTTAGCTGGCCCGGTTTGATAAACCAATGCTATTCGACAATTCTTTGTAGGATCGGAATCAAAACTTTGATCGAATGCTCCTAATGGGATAGGTACTTCTCCTTGTGATGAAGTAACTGATTTATCCAAATCATCAAATATCCACCGAATTTTAAATTTAAATAGCTTTTTTCTTAGGTTATTGACTGTATTAGCTGAATCGTTTTCATAAATACAAGTAGGTGGTATATCCGCTGGCTCTTTGGCTACATCTAAATAGGTTTTCTTTATTGTTCCATATCCCCCAGACAATGCCCGTTGAATATTAATTTTCTTTGGCACTCCAAAACTATCTACAAAACAAAGCAAGTCACCTTGCGTGCTATCCCCATAAATAATATCAATATTGATTATCGGCGTTTGTGTAAATCCTAATACATCGTTATCTGCATTTACTGTTTGTTCAACTATGCGTGACCATTGTGCAGCCAATGTATCATACATGTAAATGGCCTTATTATTATCCCCCCGATAATTGAATACGAATATTCTTTTGCCTATCGGATCATAATACTTCCCTATGGTTAGGTTATTATTGTCGTTAATAAGGAACGGATTTGTTTTCTGCCTGGTTCCTGGTACATTCTCCAAACGCAGATTCGGCGCGGTTCCTTTGAACTGCCCGTTTCTTAGAACCCGATGATGAATAGCTGGTATTACCTCATCAGGATCGTCGAAGTTGCAAAAACCACTAAAAGGGAACGCCTGTACCATTTATTTTTCTCTTGTATCAATCATGTGATAAAATCTTTCATCCGATGCAGATGCCTTTATTTTGTCATAATCTACGGCTTCAGCACCCATTAAGCTCTTTATTTCTCCTTCGCATTCTTCACATGCCGTAACTCTTATCCCACCAACAAAATAAGATGTTAGCTTATCAGTTCTATGACCACATCTACATATGTATTTTGGTATTGCCATATTACAATTTTACCGTTAAGCGTGTGTTTTCCATAGCCCATTCGAATGCTTCCTCTAAATGTAGAGGCCGGTATCTAGCCCACGCTAATCTTCTTTGATTATAATAATTTCTCTTTCGCTGTTCCTTGTCTCCTAAATTCCCTCTTCTTGAAGAAGGGATCATAGCTATATCCTGCCATGCAATCCACCAAACTAGTGGTTCTTTAAAATGAAATGGTATATAATATACCTGATCTTGTTGAGGCGCTGATAAATATTCCAACATTATATAATCATATGAAAATGATTCACCAAACAATATAACGCCAGAATTATTATCTATCTTAAAATTACCAACAAATGGCGCTCCGCTAGGCATTCCATACAATGTCGTAAAGCTATTACCTGTCCAGAAATTATACCAGATTGGTGTATTGAAAGTAAAGAAATTGAATAAGGTATTATCCTGTGTCTTCTGAATCCTATCTGGCGAAAATTGCGCGTATGTAGTTAACTTATCATTATACTTCAATGGGATAATTTCACCAGCATCATTTAATACACCAACTTTTGAATACTGAAGATAATCAGACGGAAGTGTTACAGTAAAATTAGGATTGATAGGAAGTTTGACTGATTTAATTTGATAAAAGAAATCTATTCCTAACTCTTGCATACCATCAAAAGCAAGATTCCAGCATTTATAAAACTTATGAATGCTTTGCTCGCTCCTATCCAAATAGGTATTTATCACTTCATCCAATTGAATCCACTGTTGATGATCTGCCATATCTTTAGTTTAAAGCGATTATCCAAGATTGGTCTAACAAGAAATGCTTTTCACCGCCTATTATAATCTCTGTGCCGTGATCCTTAACTCTGTACCCAATTTCCCCCGGCTTTCTATACATTGGATTCTTTTTTGTACCTGCACCTACTGCTACTATTTGCACCTTATTGCTGTCTTTTTTACAACTATCTGGCACAATGATTCCGCCTTCAGAGATATTGTCTGATTCTAATGGGCGAACTAATATGTTATTCCGTATTGGCTGCATTATAATTGTTTTAGATTATTATCTGTGCCATCATTCACATTATCTTGTGCTACTGTTCTTTCTGCTAGTAGTTTTTGCAAAATATAATCCCTCACTACAGGCAGAAAGTCGGGTGGCACATTTAATTCAGAATTAAGATCACTACTTACGCCACCGCTGACCATTTTCACTGTAGCTGTGAAATCTGTTAATATTAATGGGGTTTTTGCCCTCACAAATTTTCCTTCCTGCAAATACAATATTTTATTAGCTATTGGCCTCATGCTGTCAAAATACCCCCACTGATTAACGCTTAAAGGGATGCCTGGCAATGAAGTAAACCCATCTGCCTTAAATCTAATCTCGGCTAAACCCATGCTGTTACCAATGCCTACTGGAATTTCAGGGAGCAAAAAATTATAACACAAATTATCTGTACTATCCTGACTAATAGCTATACCTGAAAACGTTGAGTAAAACCCGTTATTAACATAACCTACGCCATCTAACTGAATAGCCCCTTTATACGCTGCTTGTGCCGCAACTCCGATCCCCTCACTCAAATATATATTAACAAGATTGTATGTAATCTCAGCATCGTCAGTTTGTTTTGCCCCGTAAAGTTGCATTAAAACTGATTCTATAAAAGCGCCACGTGTTGCCATTATTGACCCTGAGTTTTAATTATTTGACTGTATTGTTCTACATCTCTTAATTGTAAATTAACCCCTACTTGATTTAAAGCGCGTACAACGATCTCCAATTGATCCAACTCATTCCATTCCGGCTGCACACTACCTACCGGGTTGTAAATTGGTCTTCCGTATATATCCAAGGTTGAGTTCCAAAACATAGTAGCAGGCTTTCTTATATAAGATAAATAAGCCGCCCCTAAATTGGTTGGGTAAAATTGAAAACCATCTTTATATATTAAGTGAATTGGATTTGTGGCAACTGGATCAATATAGCTATTCAGATGGCTAAATAATCTATCCTGCTGAATGAACTTAACCCTTTGCCTATACGCGCCATAGGTCATTGCATCGGAGTTAAGATAATCCGTAGGATATGGAGATTGGCCAGCGCCATCAATTGTCAATGTTACAGGTGCCGGTATAAAAGGACTAAGCCGCTGTCTTATATCTTGGTTTTGGCCAAAATCAACAGCGGCAAAAGGTCTTCCTGGAATGTATTTTTGAAATTCACCAAGGAGATAATCCATGTATGATACTGAAGCGACATTTATTATCAGATTAAAATCAGTCGGGCGTAAATTACCATTCTGATTTTTCCTGATTATAAAACGAAGAAGTTCATACATTTGATTTATATCCAAATTATACCTCCTTATATTTAAAAACGTATCCCTTGCAAAATCTTGAACGGCCTGTCAATACATTTGAAATCCCCGTTATAGATTTAATCCCCAAAGCATTTGCGGCATCTTTTAATGAATGGTGTTCATTAATGTAATTGCCATATTTATCATATTGAACTATTGGCTTTCTTTTGGCACTTATCTGTCCTTTATGAGATTGGGATAATTTATACTTATGATCATTTGATAACTTTTTTCCCTTATGCTTTAGCGATATTTTTATTTTTGTCTCCGAGCTCCTTGCCTTTCCAAGCCAATGTCTAGCATTTGATTCAGTTAGTTTCTTTATATGATCAGAACTTAATTTTTTACCTAAATGCTTAATTGACATTTTCTCTTTGCTCTCTTTTGTGAATTTACCTCCTAAAAGCCCCTTCCCTCCATCGGTTAAATTCAACCCATTCATAAAAGCATATCTATTAACATTTGACATTTTAGTCCTAATCCAAAATATTTCTAATGATTGGGCTTCATCAAAAGAACCATCCATTTGATCAATTTGATTAAATGTATGCTTATCGAATCCATAAAAGGATATGGACTCAGAAATGAGTCCATGTTTCCTGTCTTTTAGGCTTTTGTATTGATTCTTTCGCCTCGTCATATTAGTTGTAACTCCTATATATGACTGGCTATTTGGATTGATTATTTCGTATATGTAATATGTTTTAATCATGTTGCTAAGTGATCTAATCTGCCTTTAAATTCTTTCCCTTCGCTTGAATTGGTTAATGCAAGTTGAGTTAAGTACTGGATGGGGTTCTCTCCCTTGGGCATATTACACGCTACAGCGCCATTGCTTCCCCAATATACTCTGCCATCATTTCTTGAAATATCCAGCTTCCCGTCAATGATTACTTGCCTAATCTTATAATGAACGTCTACTTCTTTTGAATCAAAACTCTTTTCGAATGCTGCCGGGTTTCTTTTTGCTATCAACAGGTATTCCATTCTCAATGAATCATCCGACTTAGGCGCACCTGTTATATCGTGCGTTAATTTGCCGCCCAAATAGAATAAATGCTTTTTCATTTTCTCTACTGGCTGTGTTTGGGCCTTCATTAACATCTGGATTTCTTTCATTTCCGATGCCAGCCTTTCTTTATCAGCGGCTTCTGGATCGTATAAAAAGAACTCTGTTTTGCTTGTCTTAGTCCTATTTGGATTTAACCGGTTATGACAGCATAATTCCATAAACTCCAACTTTGCCTTGTCATGCTTCTGAACAAACATGAACCTTGATCCTTTCGGCCATTCCAGAAATTCCATCAGCTTGCCTACTTTATTTTCTGGAATATCCTTTTGATCTTTCGCCCAGATAGAAGGAACGCCTTTCAGCAATCTGATCATCTGCAATCCCTGTTCTGGTTCTTTCGGATTAATAACATAGTCTATTGGCTGAATATAAACACCACCCACATTTTTCTTTGCCAGCTTAAAACATACCAATCCGTTTTCGCTATCATTTACTCCATTTATGGAGCCTTTAATTTTCGCTTCTGGTACATAGTCTACATCGGTAGTATTTACTTTTTCTTCTGGTTCTCCATTCAGGGAGAAGTTAATGTCCTTTAAAGTTGCCATTGTTTTAAATTTTAATGTGGCGCATTTTTAAGGGAGATCACCCACGCCAAAACATTATTAAATAGAGCCCCCAATTAAGGAGGCTCTTTATTGCTAATTATGCACTTACGATATTAATAAACTGGTTGGCCGCCACAACACGACTTCCGCGATATGTTGCCATTTCAATATTATCCCGCAGTGTGCCATCTGTAGGATTAGTAGAACCACCACCCCAGTTCCATACACGAATACCATTACCTATTGAACCGCCTTTAGGAGGTTGTTGGCTCATGACGGTAATGTTTTTGTAAACGCGAGAGGGGGTTTTTGCATCAGGTGTTTCACCCATTGGACATAAGAAACCATAGTTACGGTAATAATCCGTAGCAGGTGTTAACCCGGTATATGCTTCGGTGTTGAAGTTCCGGTATTTCCCGATCTGGAAACGGTACCCGTCAATATCAATCACCTTGAAGCCATAGGCTACGCTTGCATCTTCTGATTTTTCCCCTTGTCCCCAAACAAATGCACCGGCTGGGAAGGTTTGGAAAATACCATCAGAGAAATCCTGGCGTTGGAAAATATCAGCCATCCACATATTCTGTTTTACACAGCCATTTACATCCATAACGCGGGTCAGCGTATGCAGGAATGGGATATCAAGATTGCCCGGCGTATAAGTCACTGTTTCTCCATCGGCTGCAATTTTAGGTAATAAGCCTTGGCAACCCACAGAAGTATCGGTGCCTAATCCGGTATTATCTACAGAATCCCCGAACATCAATTTACGCTCTACGTTATTTACGAAACGTTGTGATGCTTTTACAAGTCCCAAATAAGTGAAATAAGATACGCCAGCCTGAGCCGCACCGCCGATAGGAGAACCGCTTACCCCACTATCAATGAACACATCGGTCATTTCACCAAGATCGGTAGCTGACCATGTATCATGAATTTCAGTGATGTTGTTATCGTATCTCTGAGTAAGATATACTTGCGGGATGTTTGTTCCAGATGCTTCACCCACATCCACACGACCACCGAATATAATTACATCCGTAGCCAGCAATGTAGACGCTTGACCAGCGGAAGTTAGTGATTGAGTGGATTTTTTCGGGCGAAGATTGAAGGTAAATGCATTCGCAGTTTCCACTATTGGCCCAAGTATTTCACCACCTACGCCTGTAGAGGCAATATAAATTGTTTCTCCAACACGTAAAGGCGATTGAGTACCTGAATTATAGTGGAATGCTGAAGCGAGTGTACAAGCTACAGTAGCGCCAGCGGTAGCACCAGAAGCATTAGATGCCAACTGAATACCGATCTGAAGTTTACCACGGCTTTCAAACCAGAAGAAGTTCCGGTTCATTACCTGCTCCATGCCGCCATAAGTGGCTAACCACCATGTCCAGTTTTCTGCACCGTATTTTTCAACGAATTGTTTGTAGTATTGGGGCGTAAGTAATTGTAGATTAGATACCAACGCCCGATTCGCGCCGCCAGACACCGATATATTGCCCGGCTGCAATATGTTACTGGTAGGAATTCCTGCCATTGTTTTAAAATTTAATTAGTGAAAAGATTACATGTTCCAAATACTTTCTGCCAGTGCTTGAGATTCGTTTTTAGGCGCTGCTTTTGTTGGATCGGTTGGCCCAAGTGTTGAGCTTACCCCTTTCAGATTAATGTTATTCTGATTTTTAATAAGGTGCGCTTTCATTTGAGCGGCAGCCTCATTTGCGATTTTTTGATGAATTTTATCCCGGTTGCTCAATGAATACAAATCCTCTTGCATCAATGTTACTTTCGGGTTTCCTTGTTCATCAAACCATCTTTTTGCAAAAAAATCAGTTACATTAAAATCCTGCAATGATTGTTTTGAAGCATTCAATTCTTCTGGATTAATCCCGTAACTAATAGGCAATTGAACATCTCCGTCTTTTGCTGTTACGTTAAATCCTTTGAAGTTTTGATAATTGCTTTCCACTGCACCTAAATAAGCCTTCCGGCCAGCTTCCATAGCCGCCAATTCTTCTGGCGTTGGGTCTGTTTGCTGTACTTGTGGCTTCTGTATCTCTGGTAGAACGATTTGCGATTTGTATTGAGATAGTTCAGGCTTCGCCAGCTTCGCATCAATGATCATATCTTGCTGCTTCTCCTGAACTTGTTGCTTCCATTGATCCATTACAGCAGCATATTCTTCATCCGTTTGAAGGTCTGTTTGTTGTGGTTGTGGAGGCATTGAATATTGCCGGGTAAAGAGTCGGTCAATTTCTTGTGTAGAAAGGTCTTTATACTTGAATTGAAGACTTGTTCTAATAATTTCAGCCGCTTGATTTGCATCGGCCACATCATATTTTTCAAGCCTTTCGAGCTGCTTTTTTTGGTTGAGATAGTTATATACATCATCATCTTTCCCCTCTTTCAAGGATTCAAAGAAGCGTCTGCTTTCTTCGTTTGCCCATTGAATTTCTTGCTGTGTTTGAGTTTGCTCTTTGGGCTTATTGTACTCTTCCCATTTACTTTTAAATTCACTCGCATCTAAGCCGAACTCTCTTTTGAAATAATCGTTCACATCAAGCACTTCTTCAGCATCTGCGTTTTCTACTGTGGCCGTCTGTGTTTCAATAGCGGTTTGTGCTGTTTCTTGTGTCTGCGCCTGCTCCGGATTCTGATAAGGCGTAGTTTGCATACCCCATAAAGAATCACCTACTATTTGGCTTACCTGGGGGGTGGCTGTTACAACCTGTTCCTGTGATTCAGGTTGTGCGGTTGTGGTTTGTTCTACTGTTGCTGTTTCTGACATAAAATTCAATGGGTTAGTTAAAGCTACAACGTTGTAGCAAATCTATAAAAAAAATATTAATACGGCCTATTCAAAAAGACTAAAACCTTCGTGGCAGCGGCTGAAGCGCCCCCTAATTGTATATACATACAAGGGACTGTTATTTTATACAATCCAGATGCAGATACGAACGTGACCGCTGTCCCAGTTGCAAGATTCGTGGCTTGAATTGCGGTATAGTTAATACTGGCAAGTGCATTAGGATTTGTTGAACCGGTTATTTCATTCCCGTCATTGCTTCCTGTAATGTTGATCGTGCCCGTTGGTGTAACAAATTGGAAGGTTGCTGTCTCCCACTCTGACAAACAGAGCTTCACCCCATTATTACTATTGAAATCAGCAGTGACATCTAATAGTCTAGCTATCATACAGTTAATATGTAATTGTTATGAGATCGTTTACTTTCAATACTCCACTGGTATCCGAATCGAATCTATTTTGTGGCAAAGTAGGAACAACTAAAAAGCTATGCCCATAAGTATCAATAGAATCAATTAGCCCCGTTTTTGATGAACTGGATATACTACAAGAATTGCCTACAGAAAGAACCGGCAATACGCTAAGAGATTCAGCGCCGCTTAAAATCACCCTCACCCCAGTTCCTTTGTATGCCGGTTGAGCTACGGTTACAGTGCAATTAATGGTTGACATATTAAATATTTTATTGTGGCTGCATTTGTTGTTCTTGCATTTCTTGTTCCTGTGGCTCCCCTTCCTGCTGCGCCTCTGGCCCAGGTTGTTGCTGTTGTTGAGATTGGGCCATTATATTTTGCATCATAGCTTGTGTCTCTTGCTGCAATGGCAATGTTATCCCCGGGATTGCATAGTTAATCACATTGGATAACCATGATGGCATTGTGCCGCCTTCCGTAGCCGCCTTAGATGCAAAAGCAAAGCCCCCCCGTACCAATTCTATTTTTATTTGCTGTAAAGCCTTAAATTCTTCTAGCTCCTTATCCGCATCCAACTTATCCTGCTGTAATTGTTTATCTGATCGCGCTTTCAATGCGGCCGCCTGCTGTTGAACTTGCGCGTTTTGTTGGCTTTGTTGCTGCGCATTTTCTTGTTCGGCGCGAATCATGCGCTTCATTGAATTCCTGAAATACAAAGAAGCTAGCTTAGTATTTTCTTTGGCAATTCGTTTTAATTTAGCTGGGTCTAAATAATTGATCAATTGAGGGTTGGCGGCCAGTGCTTGGTTTACCGAATTAGTTAAATCTGCAATCTCAAATTGATCTGGCAGCAATTCAAACTTAGTAGAAAACTGCCGATCATTTACATCTTCCTCTTTTAGCAAGTGCCTGTAAGTTTTAGCACCAAAACGAACTGAGTTATTCAACAAACAGGCTACTTTTTTAGCCGTCTCTTCCATTATGTATTTATAAGCATCATACATATAATCAGTAGCAAATGCTGCTGTTTGCTGTGATGCTTGTACATTCTCAGAAGTGACCCTTGGTTGAACTGCTTGTGTAATAAGGTTCGGGTCTTCCCCTAATTGATCTTTTAAAACACGGTATTGGAAATCATATTGCTGGATAAGCCCTTGCATAGCTCCAATAAATCCGGCATTTTGCAATTCCTGAATAGGGACAGGTAAAGGATTCCCTTCTGCATCCCTGCCCCGATAATACAATCTACCAGTTTGCTCGTATACTTTTTGAACATTAATTGGGCTTGTTCCATCGGCCGCCAATCCTAAATCAACTTCATTAATCGCATCTATATTAATAGCTGCACCGGGCGGTATCATGGTAGCTATAACTTGCTGCATCTTTAAAATGATAACAATCATAGCCTCAATTGGCTGCTCTATTTTCTCAGGCAATGCGATATTACGCATATCCTGATTTTGATACATGTAAAGGCTGATTGGGAATTCTACATCACCTGATTCTTTCGGGTCTTGTGGTCGTATCATATTATTATCCAATCCCCATTCCAGCATCTTTTGAGCATACCGAACGTAAACCCCTTTATATAAATTCCACTTGTCTTTCTTTACAAACTCCTGGTTGTCGCCAACACTGTTCGGCGCTTGCTGCCTGCGCTCAATAATAGTACTTTGATTTTGCTTAGTAACCGTCATCAGGTACCCATCTTCATCCACCGACTTAATCCAGAAGTAAATACATTCTACGTTCCATTCGTCGTATGGTCGAATATAAGCCAGCAACCAATCATAATTCCATGTGAGCTTATCAAAACGTTGATATTCCTGTGATGTTTGGGCAATTAAAAATAAGTCCTCTTCTGATAATGTGCCCCCAAACTCTTTACCATACTTACGCCTGATCTCAGATATTTTAAGAGATTTGACAAAGCCACGCATGGCCGTATCTCTCATATCATCATATTCAGAATATGAGTATAAAGAATTCAATGGCTTCACCCATTCTACATGCACTACGCCATATTCATCCATCCATACGTAAGTAGAAACCAACCCGCATTCTATAGAATCATGAAGTATCTTTTTCTTTAAAACATCGAAAAATCCCTGCGACTGAAGAATATCATTTGTCCCTATTTCGTATTTTATCTCTTCTGGCAACCGCTGCCCGGCAATTGCCCATTCTTCCAGATCATCTTTATCTTCTGCTACAAATTGATCGGGGCTGATCATTGGAACTCCCGATTCCTGCTGTAATTGCTCTAACTGCTTACGATTATAAAGCACAAATTCAGCTTGCTCATATTGATCTTGTTTATCTTTAACAGATATTGGATCAACTGCCGTTACCTGCACTTTCTCTATCCGCTGCATCCACCTGCCTACTAACCCAGTAATAATCCGGTTAACCAGCATGGGAGCGCTGTACTTCAAATTTGCGTAGTTAACTTTCCCATTAAAGTTCAGAAGATCAGCAAATTTCGCATATATATTAATCTTTCCTGATGACCATAATATATTGGTTTTGAACCTGTCGTTCCTAAGGAAGCTATAACCATTACTAACGCCTGCCGAATATTTCTGCTCAATATCCAGCGCTAATTGTTTCCCATATTTAGGGTCAAGTTTATCCTTGACATTCTTTGTGAGAAGAAAATCTTTATATGATTGCCCGGAAATTCCTATGCTTTGCGACTGATTATCAGACATTTTTAGAGAAAGTTAATCAAATGTAAGAATTTTTTAATTGACCTACAACGATTTAGCTAATTGACCGAAAAATTTTGACCTCCTTGGTTATTAACATAACTCCTGACTAGCTGCTCAGAGGGAGGTTTTGGCTTCCGGATTGGTTCTCTAAGCACAGTGACGTTAATCAAAAAAGAAACTATTGCATCTTGCTTTGTCCGGTCGTAAGGGTCAAAATTCGGCGCTCTTTCTAAGATCACAATGAAATCAATTAAATCACAATGGTATTCAAAATATGAAATACCAGCATCGTGCTGGCGAGTTAAGCTATATGGACTAATAGGGGTGCCATATGGCCTATATGGCCCCTTTTCACCAGCTTTTTTAATTTCATCTGGACTTATTAAGCCTAATGGGCATCTTCCTAAATATTTAATTCGGCCCCTATCCCTGAAATATCTTTCATAATCATCTGCCGTAAATTCATAATATGCCTTAACACCTCTATACTCTGCACAAAGCATTACTTGGTTATGCAGATCATCCTTTGTTCCGGGTCTTCCATAAAGATGTCCTGTTACTTTAAATAATTTCCTATCGCCAAACCATGCGGAAGCCTTACTGCCGTATTTCTGCCCTCCCTGGCTATTTGCGTAACTATCAATTGACACTATTCCGTCTTCTTCCCTATTAGGTGCCCGTAACCCATCTACAAACTTCAATACATTATTACTTTGTTTCAAATCAAAATCAGGACTTATTTCCCAGAAAAAATCGCCATCTGATTTAATAATATCCCTCCATTTAGGTAGCTGGGTTTCTTCATCCCGATAAAATATTATCTTTCTCATCGGGATGGGATTTTCTCTCAAATACTTCTTTCTAGCATCAATGTTTTCAGTATTGAATATACTTTTATCGCTATCCGAGCTAAATGCTTCATCTATAGTAATAGGCTCTTTTCTTTTACGTGCTGATAAAGCTCTTGGGTTCCCCTTTACCGCCTCTCTGTTGGCCTCAATTTCTCTTTTTGTTTTTTCTATATCAGGCTCACCATATACATCAAAATTCTTTGAACGAAGCGCTGTCATGAAAAATCTATACAACCCACTTACCGTCTGTCCGTTTGCTTGCTTATTTAACTGATCACTTTCATTCCATAGTAATTGCGCCCCTTCTTGCACGCCATCCTTATCTGTATCCAACTTTTCAACAGTAGAACTATACAATAACTTGCCAATTATATTCCCCTCGTCGTCTAAAACGCAGTAACGCAAAACCTCATGCCGGTCATAAATATTACATTCAACCGTTTTGGCAAATTCATCATTAAACCCCCTGTGTATTTTTTGGCCGTCATAAGCCATAGGATCAGCGCTTTGATGGTCAATAGTTGATCCCAATTCATCCCTATCTATATTTGATTCAGCCTTCTTTCCCCGAATGTTAGTCTGCTGAAATCTCATTTCAGTTTTAGGTGTAACCCCCAATGACATATCATATTCTGGCCGAAAAAATCTTGGTAGTTTTTTAAATGGTTGTACTACAGCTTTAGCGAATACCTTCTTAGCATCTGATCCCGTTTTAGATTGTATACCAGCATTGGTCATTTTTGTTCTAGTGATATACTCCACAATGAATAACCCGGCCCTAAATGTTTTTCCGTTTCTACGCTTACATACTTCGATCATACCATAACACATAGGGTCTTCTATGCAATATTGTAAGAAGTAAAAGTATTCTAAATCTATAACACGATACTTTGGGTAACCGATGTCTATAAGCCACCACATTAAAAACATGTAGTGCATCCCGGTAACATACACAGCTTCCCCTGCGTTCATGAACCAAAAACCATTCAACCTCCTATCCCATTCTTGTTGTTTGAACTTTTCTAAATCTTCATCAAAAAAATCAGGCGCATCATCTTTTTTCTTTTCCTCATATAAATCCCATCTCTTCATTACATCTTTGTACCAAACCGGCAAAGGTATACGTTCCCAATATTGTTCTTCTGGCTTGTCTGATCGCTTATATACACCTCTGTACTCTAATTGTCTTGTCAGGATATTATACACATATCCTTCTGGGGGGATATTACAATCCAGCCCCTGTATATTAACCTTGCTGCCCTGCTGTGTTTCCCAATACATCCGATACTGATTCTGGTGTTAAACGATATATTTTCTTAATCTCTTTTTCTTCCTCGTCATTTGGTATCTTTAATTCACTTTTTAATGCGCGACAATCCAAAATCATAGTTTTCAACCCCTCCCAGATTCCCTTTGCTCTGTCGTAGATTTTGTCTTCCTTTGGGTTTTCTTTAATCTGTGTCTTTAAATCAAAATCTTCAAGGAAATGAATTTGTTGGTACAATATTTTATTTAAAGCATAATATCCACGCTTAGATGGGTCTTTAATTATCTTTTCTTTTTCAGATAACTGCTGTTCAAGTACTTTTATCTTCTTTTCTAATTCTTTTTCATCAGGCATGTGTCATTAATTTAATATTTGTTCAGCAGGAACTACTGGTAAATCTTCAGCGCTACAAGTGCATGGTCTTAAAACAAATGTGCTAACATATGAAAATCCTTCTTCGGCTGTATCGTCTTCCACTGGAAAATCAACACATTCGGATTGTTCAAAACATACGGTGATATATGTTTCATCTCCATGAGGCATAACCACGGTCATGTCATCAGGAAGATCGGCAATTAGTTCTTTTAATTCGGCTATTGACATATATATTCTTTTAAAGGTTTAGCGTCTGTTTTTGATAAGCCTATAAGAACCTGTCCGTTATTTACTTTTTTAGTCAGCCCATGATCTATTGCAATTACTTCTGGTTCCCGGCTGGTTCGTTCGTCTCCATTTGGGCGGCATCTTATTAATCGGCTTTCTTGCCCTGTGTTTGGTTCTCTAAATACAATTTCATAATCACATGCTTTGAGGGTTCTTACTACTTGTCCTGCGTATTCACCGGTTTGCATATATAGAGTATCCTTCAATAACGTAGGTTCTATCCCATGAATTGGCCCGGAGTAAGGCACAAATACCCTCAATCCAAAATCAAACGTATTAGATGGCTGCCATTCTCCATCAGGCTCTTTCCATGCAAAGCAATCTTCTTCTGGAACAGAAAAGAATTTAATATCACTTGCTATTTCTTTACCGCTTAATTGGCCATGATTAAACACTTCAAATTCGGGCCTTGTGCCATTATGGTGAAATAACATTATCGCCCCTTCAGGGACACCGTTCCCGCTTACTACTGTCCCTTGTATAGGCTGTGTTTCGCGACAATTGAAATTTTCGTACCGGCGCTCAATCCTAATGGTAACCCCGTGGGAGAATGTATGGTGATTCTTTTCTTCTGTCCATACCTTAATTAAAATTCTATTTTCTACATGTTTTAATTCTGTCTGCATATTTTTTTACTATTGGCGTGTTTAATGCTTGTTCTTTAGTCCACCCGCGTTGGAGCCTGCACTTCAATGTATTGTAATCCATATTATACTGTCGCGCCCACTCTATGAAACATTTGCTTTCTCCATTATATTCCATTATGATATTATTTCTTTTATTCCTTCCTTGTTCAGTCTTAGTAGCCCACCTAAAATTAGACGGGCCGTAATTCCCATTATTATCAGGAAAGCGATCTAACGTAAGATTATCGCTATACCCAATCTTCACATCCTCATAAAAGTTTTTAAAATCATGCCAACGCTCACATACAATTATTCCTCGCCCTCCATAATTCTTATATGATCTTCTGTTTTTATTATAACATCTTGTCATCATGCTTGACCAGATTTTATATAATCTAGTTTTAGTACGGCCATCCTTAGCCAGGATACACCCGCATGATTTCGTGTCTCCGTTTAATAAATATTTCGCCATCTTCTCTGCTTCCATACCGCAATCGCATTTAACCCACCAAAAAGCTCTTTTATTCTCTGTCCGAGAATATTTAATCACTATTAGTTTCCCAAATCTTTTCCCAGTTAAGTCTATTTGCTTACCCATATAAAAAATTAACCCCAACAACAGATGGCCGTCACGTCCCTCAATGAAGAGAAAGTGCACCTGTGTCGGAGTTTATTTTTAATATTTTAATCAGGCTAACCATTAAAGAACGTCACGGCATACCAAATATAATAATTTGTTTGCTAAATCGTTTTTTAATTATTCTTTTTAGGAGTCCACCAATCCGAGCAATACGTTTCAGGATTTTCTACGGGTATCTCCCCGCTTCCATTATTCCAGCGGCGATAATAAGTATTCTCACAATCCTTTCCGTCCCAGTATAGGCAGTTCGAACAGCTAGACCCTGGACTAGTTACTTTCATGGCTGGTTTATGATCAGGTGGATATTCAATTGGGCCTTTTGATTTAGATGTTTTTATTTTCGTTGCCATTTGATTGTAGTTTATCGAAAAGTTCTCGTTGTGCTTTATTCCATGTACTTTGAAATTGTTCTGCTGTTAATGCCCAGTTTTCATTCCCATATTTCTCTACGATGCCTTTATAATATTGAGGCGTTATTAATTGCATATCTTTAATCAATGACTTAGTCAGCAGCGGCTTGGGGGTTATAGGAGGCTCGAAATTCATCTCCGCTAATATCTTTGGAGCAGCAGCTAACCCCAGAATGCTTTTTATAAGATAACGTCTATTCATGATTTATTTTTTTAATTGACCCACCTCCAAAGATGCTATTACCGAAGAATAAATGACATTCTTTGTCTGGGTATCTTTCTTCTGCTATTCTCTGTACCTTCTTTTGAGCATCTTCAATGTTCATGAAAACATTTTCCTTAAATACAATTTCTCCATTTATTGATATGGATATTTCCGTATGAAATGGTTTATTGTAGTCCATAATTAAATTTACTTATTTATTGGTTAAATAATCGCCCTGTGTAATATTCGAGCGCCCGTTGAGTAAGAAAATCATAGAACCCCGGCCCACTACCTATTACATTTGGTATGGAGTTGCAGACTTCCAAAACACGCGGTATTTTGAGCCCCTCTGCCACTTGAAAAATAGAACTCTGTGACCCCAGATAGACTTTGCAATTATAAAGAGCGGTTGCAATTTCTAAATAGTCAGCAGCTTCCAGCCTTGGAACATCCAACTTGTTTTGTTTACAGAATACCTCATGCTCATTTGGCAACCCCACAAACATTACCTTATCGCCATATTGCTTC